ATTAGTCTACGCGCCCGCTGGGCCTTTTGAAATCATAAAACCAAAAGCTCCGCCATTACTTTCTGGTTTATCTGTTTTAAAACCACATTCAGGATGATCTATACATTGATTCATAGCTTCAAAATTACATACAGCTGTACAAATTGGACACATCCAAGCTTCATAACCTTCTGGCATTTCGTCACCCAAATAGTCTTTCATGTGCGTTTCCTCTTCGCAACACAGGTCCCCTCACCACGGACTATGCTGCGCAGTGGTCGTACCGGCGACCGTAAGAGGGTGAGAATGCCGAGAGTACGTCCATACTTTCGGCATCTCTCACGCCTCACCGGGGGTTCACAACATTTAGTTCCTTCGTCAGTCGGTCTATTTCTAACTCCTGCGCAATTATGGTCTCCTGTAGTTTACGTACTGTTGCTCCGAGTCCCTGTTGTTCGGCAGCATTACGTGCGACCGATAGTGCATCGTCTAACATATCGTTTAATCGCTCAATTTCCTTTGCCTGTTTTTTTACGCTATCTTCAAGCGCATGAATATATTCTGTATCGGCATCAGATGGCCCTACATCTGTGAGTGGAGTGCTAGCCTTTTGCTCGGCAGTCATCATGTGAAGCTTTCTTAAATTCAACGGCAGACGCGCGTCACATAAACATAGGCATCTCGGCCAGCCTTTGTAAGTCGGCGCAATCCGCTGTCCACGACCTTTCTAGAAGTTATAAGTTCATACACTCGCCCACTTACCTTTTGAGTAGTGCCAAGTGCGGCTGTGATTTCCTCGCAGGTCATGCCCTCTGTACCGCTGGCCTGGATACATTCGAAAATTCGTCGTGTGAGGCTGATGGCAGTCTTGTTCTCGGTTACGGTTTCGTTGATAGCGCTAGCTTCTGACATTTCAGTTCTCCCTTATAAGACTGGATATTTAGTTTCTAACAGATCACTCAGAAAGCGTATTTCAGGTGACAGTGTTTTAGGCTCTGTCATACAGTACAGATGCAGACCACGAGGACGACAGATTACCAAGGATTCGCGGTTGTTCTCTTTTGCGATGAGCAGCGGTTGGCGAAAATACTCCTGTGCTTGCTTGCAAGCCTGCTTCCAGCACTTAGCTAATACACCGCGATTATTGAGAATGAAAGAGGCAATATCAAGATCCTTAATATGCTTGCATTCTATACAAAATTGATTGGTCAATTTATATCCTTCAGGAGCTACGGCGCAGATGTCACCAACAACCTGATGCATCCTTCCTTTTTTTGCATGAATAGTTGCCCTCCCGCCGCTCATAGAAGAACGCCAGAAAATATCATCCCGCTTGCCGTTAGTAACCCAAAGCGAGAGGGCTTTGCAAATTTGACGCTCAAAGCTGCTTCCTTTTTTCTGGCCTCCTCCAACACGCATTGCCCAAGCCTCCAATCACTATTTCTTCGTACCGCCATTTGCATTAGTATGGAAAGCACCCTGCCATATGCAGAGTCGTTCTACAGTCATCCCAACGATTTCCGCCGTATTCTTGATATGCGGATCAGTCATACACTTGAGCAAATACAAGCGCTGTTCGTCGATCGTGAGCTGTGCTGATGCAGTGGTGGCGAATGTAGCCAGCATTGCGCTGGTAAGCAAGAATTTTTTCATTGGAGTTACTTCTTTACATGTCATTAAGAGCAAAACGAGCTGATCCTACTTTAGCGATGTTATTTATGTTGACTAGTTGACCATTGTCTCGTGCGTTATCAGCGTAGTCGCTGCCATACATCTTTGCAGCACTAGCATAATTAAAATCGTCCCATTTGACGCGCGCTAGTTCGTACTCGATACTTACGAGTGTGCCACGGCGAAATCCTTCCGGGCCGGTAAAGGCTCCAATGTTTTTCAGAAATTTTGCCGAATAGGCAATGCGATCACCTGGATTGAGTTTCATCACCGTGCCCTCCCTTCAGCTTCAGCGCGCTCGCGGCCGCGCTCCTCGTGCACTAGCCATTTTTCATCGCTGGGCATAGATTTTGCGAATGCCACGAGAGCGTTAGAAAGTTGCGTGATGTCCTCCTCACGCGTCCGTTCTTGATAATGGCGGAGAACATCTTCCAAAATCTTTTTTGCCGCTTCGTCTGGCGTTGCTCCAGTCAAGAGTTGCTGCCATTCTTCTACAGTTCTGATCATTGGTCTCTCCTATGTTGATGCAAAGCGCATCGTGACGCAGCCCGTAAGCTGCGCTGCGATGGACTCATGCTCGGCTCAGATACGCCGTTGTGGCAGCCCGCGTGATCAGGTAAATCAGCGCGGGAATGACCAACCCCAGAACCGCAGCAGGGTAGATCATGTAACCCTCGGTCTGAAACGCGAAGGCCAGCGCATTCATCAGCGCTGAGCCGCCTAGCGTTCCCACGATTGCTGGGCGAGCATGACGCGTAATCCTGCGCCGCACTGCTTCAGTGACCGCGGTCACGAGGAGCAGTTCGAGGGTAATAAACCCGCAGTCGATGCCGACTGCCATTGCCCACGCTTCCCACGCTGGACACGCGGTCATCAGTTCAATGCCGTGTGCCAGATGGGACAGCGAAAGCGCTGTCAGCGTCGTGGCAACGAGGCCTGCTGAGGTTGCAACGGTCGTCTGCCTTCGCACTGCCTTGTTGATGCGCTGCGTTGCGCGAGCATGCTTGGCTGGCGCAGCAATTCTTGGCAAGGCCACCACATTTGCCATTGTCATCTTATCTCTCCTATTTGGGCATTGACGCTCGATATGCGGCTCGCAAGCCACACGTCGTGGATCAATCGCTTGTTCTCTCGTTGATGCCCTTCACGTAGACGGTTTGCGCCTTGTCAACGCGAGCGATACTCAAATCACGTGCATGTTTTCTTGCGGCTTCCAACTCGGTATGACGCGACCACTCGCGCCAACCTATGTCGGAGGGATCGCGAACATTGCGCATGCCTTGATAGAGGATGTATTCAACTGGACCTTTTGTCATCTTCATTTCTCCTATTTAGGCATTGACGCCCGATAGTGAGCCCGTAGGCTCACCGTCGCGGGTCAATCAATAATGTGGTAGCAGTCACCACTCTTGCGGACTACGCCGATCCGCAAAAGCGTTCCCATTAGTTTTTCGAACTGTTCGAGCGTACAGCCTTGTGTCATCAGAGCTGCATACATCACTCCACCAGGTGCTCCGAGTGGTCCTGCTTCGCGCACCGTCTCTACTAGCGCCATTAGTACCTGAGCAGTGGCTTGACCTTTTGTCATGTCAGTCTCTCCTATTCAGAGCTGATCGCTCCCCACTGCGTCGCTCGCGCGGCGCAGAAGGTAACGAGTTCAGCCTTTAAGCCATGCATCCCCCGCTAGCTCTCACTAGCTTTGTGGAGGACTCAGGGCCGTTACCTCGGGGCGGTGGGCGGCACTTGGCTTCGCTCCAGACCCCTCGGGCTCTACCCGCTTGGCCCCCTAGGGCCTTGGCCTATCGGCCGTTCCGTTTCTGCATTCCTGCTTCCTTCTCTTCTCTCTAGTCCTAATATAGGCTAGAGAAAGAAAGAGAGCAAGCTAGATCACTCGAAAGCATCTGCGACAAGCTGTCGCAGCCTACGCTTTCTCCTTCCAGAAGCTCATCGGTCGGGGCCCGGCGCGTTCAGATTTGCAAATCCGGAACGCCTCGTTATTGTGCGCCGCCTTGCGAGCTACGGTAGCCAGCAAGCTGATGGTAGCCTGCTGGCCATAAAATGGTGGCTCATCCGGGTAATAAAGCAATTGGCAAAGCGTCGTGCTTTCTTGCGGACGGGCTTTCAATAAGCCTAAAATCTGCTGCTCGCGGGCGGAATAAGCAATTTTCTGAGTCATGGGACAGTCCTCTTCTACCTTAAGGCTACAATAATAAAGGGTGCCGCGAAAAGCAAGAATGTTTCTTGCTTTTTTTCTTGCTTTTTTCATTTTCCGGCTTATTAGTGATCCTGCGGGCCTCAAACGGTCCGATATAGGAGAGATGACCATGATGGAAGGAAAAACGTTTGACAAGCGCGCTCGCGCTCTCGCTGCTGCGCTCCAGGAGTTCGGCGCCGAAGCTGAGGAAGGCGTCGAGTTCGCACTAGAAAAAGGCGCTGATAAGCGCTGGTTCTGGACACGGCTGGAGCCAATTATCGAGCTGAAAGCGAAGGACAAGGTGTTCGATGTCAACCGGCCCGATGTTCATGGCGTGGTTGTGGTTGCGGGGTCTAATGTCTCAGAGGTGCGATGGGATACTCCGGAATGTTGGGGTAAGACTTCCAATGCGCTTAACAAACATCTACGCTTTGTGGTCGATCAGCCTGATCCTACGCCTAGCCTCGGTGAAAATGTACCTCTTGAAGAGGGAATCCCTGAATTCCTGCAGGTCAAGAATCGAGTGCCGCTGACTCCTGAGCAGGAAGCACGCTTGACTGAAATTCAGCAGCAAGTTCACGAAACTGTAGCCAAGCTTGATCCGACATTGCCACGCCATATCGAGCCGGCCGGCTTGGAGATTTTGCACGAGCAGCAGCAAAAAAGCTTGAAAAAGACGGTACCGGTCCTTAATGCAGATAGCGATCCCGAATCTGGGATCGCTACTGAAGAGGACATTGGGATGAGTGATGAATCTGTAGAAAATGTGCAGCCGGCGAAAAAGGCCAGGAAAACCAGGGTAGTCAAGGCCAGGATAGCCAAGGCTCCCAAGGCTCCCAAGGTCGTTAAGGCCGCCAAGGCTCCCAAGGTCGCCAAGAAAACCAACGGCACTAGCACTCGCGGCGAGAAGACCAAGGAAATTGGCCGTTTATTGCAACGAAAAAACGGTTGCACAACTGAGGAGATTCTGGAACTCACTGGATGGCCGGCTGTTTCCGTGCCCGCTATGGCTAAGGCGTGCGGACTTAAGCTCCGTAAGGAGCGCCAGCCTGGTGAAAGAACACGCTATTGGGGTGAGTAAATCAGAAATTGCCGATGTCAAGAAACTCATGAAGCCTTGACATATCCAGGGGTCGGTCCCGTACCAGCGGCAAGCAAACGGGCATTTTTTATGCCTTTTGGAGAAAAAGTATCATGAAGACGACCATTGCGTGGCTCAATGCTGCCATCGGAAAGAGTGATATCGGTGGCATGAATTACTATAAGATTAATGAAGATGCCATCAGTGCTACAGATGGCCAGATTACAGCGTGCACATCGTGGAAATGGGGCGGTAAATTCTTTGTACCCGGCGAAGAATTTGAGAAAATCTTAAAACGCCTTCCCGGAGACCCTCAAATTGTGCTGGGAGAGAACAGCATTAAGTTGAAAGCTGGAAAATTTTCCGGCACTATCAAAACATTACCACTTACCGAATGGGATTATCCTGGTATTGAGAATGCAAGGTGGCTGCTGTTACCAAAAGCTTTTGGTGAGGTGCTGAAAGCTTTACGACCGTTTGTCGCCGATGATGATAACCCAATGAAATGGGCTCATTGTATCGCACTTCAAAATGGATGGGCTTTTGCTACCAATAATGTTGTCATTGCTGGTGCTAAATGTTCCAAACTAGGTGATTGCCAAGTCTTACTACCACGTCCAACAATAGATTTTTTGCTAAGTCGCCTGGATGGTTTGGAAAGCTGGACCTGGGATGAAACTTTTGCAGCATTTCGCTGGAGCAACGGCTCCTGGATGCGAACACAACTTATTGTGGGAGCATTTCCTGAAAAAGCTACCGATCTGGTACGTGCTGCTATCAAAGAAGAACCAACACAGCCTGTTACCCCCGACTTCCTTGAAGCGCTTGCACGTGTGAGTGACCTTGCTGATGATGCAGTGCTTGTTTATGCCGACCGTATCGAGGCAGTTTTTAACAAGGCTATTGTCGAGGAAGGCATTGAAAGCAAGATTCCGAAAGATGCTGAATGCTCAATATGGGGCGCACGTTTTCTGCTGCCAGCTTTGCAAGCAGCAAAAAGTTGGTCACCTGATTGCTGGCCTGATCGAGCACCCTTTAAAGGGCCGATAGTATGCGGTTACGTGGTAGGAAGACGTGTGTAAACGAGGAGAATAGATATGCTCGCCTATCACAATGACCCACAGATCAAAGCCGATATCTTGGCGCAACTGGCTCTTCACCGCGCACACGACGAATTGGTCAAGGGCCAGTATTGGGAGAACGGTAAGGGCTGTGCAATCGGTTGCACAATCTATTCTAGTAAGCATGTCGAATATGAATCACGTTTTGGCATCCCACAAATGTTAGCCCATTTGGAGGATGCTATTTTCGAAGGATTGCCGAACGATAAAGCTAAAGAGTGGCCTGAGCGATTCATGGGTGCGGTGCGCCCTGGCGCCGACTTGTCGTGCGTAGGGTGGCAATTTCTTTACTGGTTGCTGACCGACCCGCAGATAAATCCCGGTATTGAGCACGTATTGGTTAAAGACGCTGTCAAGCAGTGTGCTGATGTAATTGCGTGTTTGGCAAAAGGAGCAAACATTGAGAGTGTCACGAAGAGCGCAGATTGCGCCGCGGGCGCCGCGAGGAACGCCGCGGGCGCCGCGAGGAGCACAGATTGCGCCGCGGGCGCCGCGAGGAGCGCAGATTGCGCCGAGAGCGCCGCGTGGAGCGCCGTGAGGAACGCCGAGGGCGTCGCGAGGAGCGCCGCGTGGAGCGCCGCGGGCGCCGCGAGGAACGCCGCGAGAAACGCCGAGGGCGCCGCGTGGATCAGGATGTCTGACAAGCTACTTGAATTGATAGAAGCTGCGTAACATGCCCTTAGGTACCGACAATAATCTGTGGCCAGGCACCCCGGCGCCAGCTCACCATGTGGCTACACCAAAAGTCTCTTTGCTGTCGGAGACTGCATGGAAACTGCCAGAGTTTCCTGATCTATCGAATCATGGCCTTATTGCAATCGATGTGGAAACATACGACCCGGAACTTTCTATTCGCGGTCCCGGCGCTCAGCGTGATGGGCGACTGGTGGGCCTAGCTATAGGCACCGAAGCAGGGTTTCGAGCCTACTATCCTATAGACCATGAAATCGGTCCTAACCTGCCGCGCGAATGCGTACTTCATTGGGCACGGCGAGAACTTAATCATCCTGTACCAAAAATTGGCGCTAATCTGCTCTATGACCTCGATTTTCTCGCGGCTGCCGGAGTATCCATTACCGGACCATTCTATGATGTGCAAATCGCCGAACCATTGCTGGATGAAAACAGGCTTTCCTATTCGCTTGAATCGCTGGCACAAAAATACCTTGATGAAGGTAAGCAGGAAGATAACTTAACACAATGGATTATTGGTACATTTGGAAAAGTCGATGTCAAATCAAACATCTGGCGCGCACCTGCGCAAATAGTTGGACCTTATGCTGAGAGTGACGTTGACTTGCCTCTGCGCATCTTTGCCAAACAAAAACCAATACTGGAAACTCAGGGACTTTGGGATCTGTTCATTCTGGAATCCAAATTAATTCCCATGCTGCTCGCCATGCGGCAGCGCGGAATTCGAGTTGATTTAGCACGAGCCGAAGAGCTTTATGCCAGTCTGAAACAACGACAAGAGGCAGTCATTGAGGAACTGAAAAGAACAACAGGTCTAGTGGTGGATATCTGGGCGGCAGAAAGCATCGCTAGGATATTTGATCAAGCTGGAGTACCTTATGAATGGACTGAGAAAACTCATGCACCATCGTTTCGCCGCGGATGGCTCGAAAATTGCGAATTGCCTGCCGCGGCGTTGCTGGTGGAAGCAAGACGCTTGGATAAATTCAAAGGAACTTTCGTCAAAGGCTATGTACTTGACGGGCACATAAACGGCCGCGTGCATTGTCAGTTTCACCAACTACGTGGTGATGACAACGGTACTGTTAGTGGCCGCATGAGTTCATCTGCGCCGAATATGCAGAATGTCGGTATACACGACGAAGAACTTGGCCCGGCGTCGCGCAGTTTGTTCCTGCCGGATGAAGGACAGCAGTTCTGGAGCTTTGATTGGAGCCAAATTGAGTTTCGCTTAGCTGTGCATTATGCTGCGCTCATGGGCCTTCCTGGCGCACAAAAAGTTGTTGATGAGTATAATCAGGATGCTTCCACGGATTATCATAAGGTGGTTGCACAGCTCACCGGACTTTCTCGTTCTCGGGCTAAGAATATGAATTATGGTATGGTTTACGGAATGGGAGCAACTAAGCTTCGTAATCATTTGAAGGTTTCTTTATCTGAGGGACAAAAACTGCTGACTGAATATCATCGCGGTGTGCCGTTTATAAGACCGCTGGCAAATGCCTTAACCAAACAAGCGAACGAAAAAGGTGAAATTATAACCTTGGCAGGGCGCCGTCGCCGCTTTAATATGTGGGAAAAGAATGGAAAATATGCTACCGAGCAGTTTCCTGGAGCCAAGCGCGCTTTCACGCACAAGGCATTAAATGCTTTACTGCAAGGCTCAGCAGCCGACATCATGAAAGCCGGCATGGTGCAGATTTGGGAAAGCGGTGTTTGTGATGTACTGGGCGCACCACATCTTACTGTCCATGATGAATTAGATGGCAGCTTGCCACCGGGTAAAATAGCCGAGGAAGCACTGGCTGAAGTAGGTCATATAATGGAAACATGCTGGCCGCTGCTTGTACCGCTCAAGGCTGATGGCGGTATCGGAAGCAACTGGAATGAGGCAAAGAAATAGTGAGGAAAGATGCTGGCTCTGCCAGCTGATGGCTCTCCCGACCCTTGTCTTTTCTCTCCGCACATCCATCAAAGGGCGGTCCATCGAGGAGATTGGAAAATGGCTATCACACTCAAAGACCTACATTCCGTGCGAGCAACACTGCCACCGCGTGTGCTCATATTCGGACCTCCGGGAATCGGCAAGGCTCAACCTTTGGCTGCAAAAATTCTAACTCCTATGGGTTGGAAAACAATGGGAGAGATGAAGATCGGAATGCCGATCTGTGGCAGTAATGGAAAAACCTACCGGATATCCGGTGTTTATCCACAAGGCATCTTACCTGCATATCGCATCACTTTCACTGATCATACCAGTGTCGAATGCGGCGCTGAGCACTTGTGGAAAGTGCGTGGTCATCATTTTTCACGAGATGGATGGCTTATTCGCACAACCGAACAACTAATGGCGGGCAATAGTCGTGAACGCGATCATCGAAAGTTCAGCATACCACTTGCTGAAGCTTTTGAATTTATCCAAGAGGCGCTTCCTGTACCACCTTACCTAATGGGCGTCTTAATTGGAGATGGATACTTGAAGGGAGACTGCGCAGCTTTTTCCGTTCCGCCAGCCAAGGAACGAATCAAACAGAAAGTCCTAGCCACTTCCGACGTTCAATTGAGTGGTCCCTATGGCTCTTTAAGTTCTCCACAATGGCATATTATCGGAGGAAAAAAGAATGAAACTACAATGAGTGCTATAATGAAGAAATTGAAACTAAACGTAGGAAGCAAAGAGCGCTTTATTCCTGAGCCATATAAATGGGCCAGCATTAATGATCGTTTAGAGCTACTTCGTGGTCTTATGGATACCGATGGCAGTGCTAATTCAGGCAATCGGGTTACATACTGCACTTGCTCCGGAAAGTTGGCAACAGATGTTGCTGATCTAGTGCGCTCACTCGGTGGTATAGCAATCATTCGTAAATATGATCGCAGTCATCAGAACAAGCCAACTGAATGGCATGTCAATGTCAAGTTGAAAATCTGCCCGTTCAGTCTGGACTACAAAGCTGCGTGCTGGCGTCCTGCTGCGTTCACTTATGGCAAGCATATCAAGTCAATCGAGTACATTGGTGATGTGCAGCAACAATGCATCAAGGTAACCGCGCCAGATAGCTTATACGTAACAGATGGGTATAATCTGACGCACAACACATCGCTAGCATCCGAATTTCCGTTTCCTGTTTTTCTCCAAATCGAGGACGGCACACCCAGCGATCTAGAGCTGCAATCTTTCGGGCACTTGACTTCCTACAATCAGGTCATGGAGTCGATCTCTGCGCTTTACCTTGAGGAGCATTCTGGCGCTACCGTAGTGCTGGATTCACTCGACAAACTTGAGCCTCTGTTATGGGCAAAAGTTTGCGCCGATAATCAATGGGCGTCCATCGAGACACCAGGATACGGCAAAGGCTATGTGATGGCCGATCAGGAATGGCGCGATATGCTCGAAGGCTTGAACGCACTACGACGTGACAAGCATATGGGTGTTGTGCTTATCGCGCATTCTAATATCGAAACAATCAATGATCCGATGACAGCGAGTTACAGCCGTTACGATATTCGTCTGCACAAGCGCGCGATCGGGATCATTCAGGATGAGATGGATGCCGTGCTTTTCTTGAACCAGGATGTCAGCCTGCTGCAAAACGATCCGCGTGCCAAATCTGGTCCTGGAACACGACTACGCGCGGCTGGAGGCGGCCATCGCTTCATCCATGCAACACCGCGGCCAGCTTATGTGGCCAAGAACCGCTTCGGCTTGCCCGATAAAATCCAATACGAGAAAGGCCAAGGCTATGAGGCAATGAAACCTTATTTCCCTGGCGCAATCGAAATGCGAAAGAAGCCGAACGGCAACAAAGTTAAAGCAGCATAGGAGAGATCAACATGGCAAAGCTTGAGCAAGAATTCTCACCCGCTGATGTACCGGCAAATGAGCGCTCATTCGATCCGATACCGGCAGGCACATACAATCTGCAGGTCATTGAATCCCGGATCGAAGACACCAAGAACGGATCCGGTCAAATGCTGGTGCTAACTTTGGAGGTGATAGATGGCGAGTATGCTGGGCGAAAGATTTGGGATCGGCTTAACATCAGAAACCAGAATCCCGATGCTCAGCGTATAGCACAACGGGCTCTCGCTGATCTCTGTATTTCCTTGGGAATAGTCGAGCTAAGCGATTCGGAAGAGCTGCATTTCAAGCCATTTACTGCTAGGGTTCGTATTGAACCGGATAAAAGTGGCCAGTACGACCCACAAAACAGAGTGCGCTACAACGGTGCTCCTCCTGCACAGAAAGCTCCAGCACAAAAAGCACCTCCTGCAAAGCCTGTAGCAGCGGCGACCGCAAAAGCAGCAAAACCCTGGGCGCGAAAAGCAGCAGCAGATGATCCGCCATATTAAACAGTAACCCCAAAAGCGGGTGGCTCTCTCCTACGGAGCTGGCAGGCCCCGTCCCGCTTGGCCTGCCTATTAACACGGCTCAGCATAGCAAGGAGATATAAATGACTCAATTCAATCCACTTCATGTCCAACTTCAAGTTAGCAGCCTGCTATGCGATTTTCCTGAGCTAGCAGAAGATGAAATTCTTCGTGCCGATATGATCGAGGGCAGTACAGACCTTTTTCTTCTCCTGAGTCAAATAGAGGAGCAGCGTCAGGAAGCAGTGGCATTTGTTGAAGCACTTAATCTGCGAATTGCCGGTATTGAAGAGCGAAAAGCACGCTTCGAACGTCGTGATAAAGCGCTGCGCAAGGTGCTTTTCAGTCTCTTGCAAAATGCTGGGCTGCCAAAAGCTGAACTCGCGCTGGCCACTCTCTCTGTTCGTGCTGGAACACCCAAGGTCATTATTACGGATGAACAAGCTTTGCCAGACGCTCTTTGCCGTTTCAAGCGCGAACCGGATAAGATCAAGATCAAGGAGGCATTAACACAAGGTCATGTAACCGGTGCGACCTTGAGCAACGCCGAGCCGATTCTTAGTATCAGGGTAAAATAAGCAACAAGGAAGGAGTAAGTACAATGTACAGACTGGCAAGGAAGAGTGCACCTATAGTGACGGAAATGGGAGATTAATATGGATATTACAATCCTCACATTTTTGATACCAATAAGTATTGGTATCATTGGACTCGCGTTGACTATCGTCCTCATACTAGTGGCGCTCAACAGATTTTAGCTCCATGAATGAAGCTAATGCTTGCTCCTTTTCCATATTTTGGTGGCAAACGAATAATTGCTGAAGACGTATGGAAGCGTCTTGGTACGCCTAGCCAGTACATCGAGCCTTTCTGTGGTTCAGCAGCTATGCTGCTTGCTGCTCCGAAGCCAGCTTCTCTTGAAGTCATCAACGATAGTTCAGGATTCATTGCTAATTTTTGGCGAGCCGTAAAACATCAACCCGGGACTGTCGCTGAATGGGCGGATTATCCGGTATCTCATATTGACCTCGGAGCACGACATATATGGCTGATAAAGCAACGAGAACATGTTGGTGCAGCATTGCATGATCCGAATTGGGAAGGTGATGCCAAGATTGCTGGTTGGTGGCTATATGGACAATGTAGCTGGATTGCAAGTGGATGGTGTGAATGGAATGGCAAAATCCCGCATACAAGCGATGCTGGAATGGGCGTGCAAGCTGTTGGCAAAATCCCGCATATAGGTGATGCTGGAAGAGGCGTGCAAGCTGTTGACCCAATCCCGCATACAAGCAGTGCTGGACAAGGCGTGCAAGCTGTTGGTGGAATTCCGCATATAAGCGATGCTGGAATGGGCGTGCAAGCTATTGGCAAAATCCCACATACCGAGCAAGACAAAAAGTTTCTGACATCATCTGGCTATGCAGCAATGCATTGGCTTACACAATTAGCCGCTCGCCTGGAGCGTGTTCGTGTTTTTCACGGCGACTGGTCGCGCTGTTTGAACCATCACTATGGCGGTGATGATACCGCTGTTTTCCTCGATCCACCGTATCGAAATTATGAAGAAGTATATGGAAAAGAAACATCATTAACTGCTGATGCTGTTGAAGCTTGGGCGCGTGAGCATGCAAATCTACGAATTGCATTGTGTGGGCATCGAGGAGATTACCATTTACCAGAATGGGATGTAGTAGAATGGTCGCGTGGAAAAACCACATATGGAAGCAGCAAGACAACCGATAAGGAATGCATTTGGTACTCTCCGGCATGTATAAAGCCAATGAAGTATGTTTGGGAATAGAATGAGATGAAAATTCCCGAACCCATACGTCACACAATAGCAGCGATATGGGAGACTTACGAAAGGTCTCCTCGAAGCAGCGACAATGCAGGCGTGGCGATGTCGCAAGCCAGCAACGAATGCGCTCGCGCAATATGGTATGGGCTACGATGGGCATATCCTCTTGAGATACCGTCTGGTCAAAAAAGGAGACGTTTCAATACCGGCCTAATAGAAGAAGAGCGTTTGCTGGATGATTTAGAAAAGGCCGATATCAAGGTCGAACGCCTGGATCCTGCTACTGGCGTGCAATTCAGAGTGGAGTTGGCAGACGGCTGGCTACGTGGAAAACTTGACGGCAAAACTATTGGTTTACCAGAAGCTCCATTGACCGAGCATATCGTCGAATGCAAGTCGCATAGCGACAAAAGTTTTATTGATTTGAAAAAGAAAGGTGTGCAAAAATCCAAGCCCGATCATTGGGCACAATGCCAGTTGTACATGAGGGCAACTGGATTGAAACGAACCCTATATATTGCAGTCAACAAGAATGACGACGCGCTCTATACCGAGCGCATTGAATATGATCGCTTGTATGCCGAGCAGTTGGAAAAACGTATCGCGCATATTATGCAATTTGACAAGCCGCCGCCCAAATTGCATGAGGATCCGAATGCTCGCAATGCTTTTCAATGCGGCTGGTGCCCAGCACGAGGAGTTTGCCACGAAAAGGCGTGGCCTCGTGTAAATTGTCGCACCTGTCTTGAATCGCGGTTTCTGCCAAATGCAGTTGTTCATTGCACTCTGTGGGACAAGGATTTAACATATGAGGAGCAGCAGAAAGGATGCGAGAAGCATCTTTACTTGCCGGGTTTGATTTTAGGAGAACAAGTTGATGCTGATACAGAGAAGCGAACCGTGACATATCGGTTGCACGATGATTTGGTTTGGGTGGATGAATCAAAAGGAGATTAATATGACAAAGAATGCTAAAATAATATACTACGGATTACATGGATTAGTAATATTTTGCTACGTAATTGTTGTTTTTATCGGCATATTCGCTCTTCTGGGATATGCTCATGAAAGAACATGGGATGCTGCTTTTCATAAAATAACGAAGGATCTAGAAAAAGTTTGGATAGATAAAGACGGTAAGCTTCCACTCACTGATTGGATATAATGCTAACCCTTCGACCATACCAGCGCGCCGCCCTGAATGCCCTCCATGCCTATTGGAGCAAGCAAGGTGGAAATGCCCTTGTGGTAATCCCAACAGGTGGCGGCAAAGCATTGGTGCTTTCTGCACTCTGCCAAGAACTGCTCCAGCAATATCCAGGCTTGCGCATTGGCGTGGTTACTCATGTCAAGGAGCTGATCGCGCAGAACCACAATGAGCTTATGGTGCTATGGCCACAAGCGCCGGCTGGCATATACTCAGCTGGACTTGGTCGCCGGGATACCCGGACCCAGATCGTGTTCTGCGGTATCCAATCGACGTTCAACAAGCTACATTGGCTGGGAAACTTTGATTTGCTGATAGTGGATGAAGCACACCTTATTAGTCAAAATGCTACCACGATGTATGGCAGGTTTTTTGCCTCAGCGCGCGAGCGCGTGCCGGATTTGCGCATCGTTGGTCTTACCGCAAGCCCGTGGCGCCTCGATAGCGGGCGCCTCGACCGCGGCAAGGACGCCGTTTTTGAGAAGGTCGTCTATGAGATCAACGTCAAAGAGCTGATCGATCAGCAGTACCTATCTCCACTAATCAGCAAGGCAACTGTCACGGCGCTCGACGTAAGCGGAGTTCACAAGAGAGGTGGCGAATTCATTCCAGGTGAACTTGAGGCTGCAGTGGACCACGCACAGATTACCTCCGCAGCCGTCAAGGAGATTGTCCAATACGGCGAAGGACGCCGTTCGTGGCTTGTTTTTTGTACCGGTATTAGCCATGCCAATCATGTTCGTGAGGAGCTTTGCAATCTAGGCGTCGATGCTCACTGCGTATTTGGTGAAACGCCCAAAGCTGAGCGTGACCGGCTGGTAGAGTCTTTCAGGCGTGGCCGTCTTCGGTGTCTTGTTAATGTCGGCGTACTTGGAACAGGCTTCAATGTCCCGCAAATTGATCTGATCGCCTTGCTGAGGCCAACGGCAAGCGCCGGCCTTTTTCTCCAGCAGGTCGGCCGCGGTTTTCGCAAAGCGCCTGGGAAACGGAATTGTTTGATTCTCGACTTCGCGCGTAACACCGAACGTCATGGACCAATCGATACCATCACCGCTAATACTGCGTCACGCGAAAGAGGAGATGGCGAGCCTCTCACCAAGATCTGTCCGGAATGCCAGTCCATCATATCATTGTCCTGCCAGCAGTGCCCTGATTGCGGTTATAAATTTTCACATAATTCAACAACTCATGAAGCTGTCGCCGATTGCACGCACCACATACTCTCGCAATCTGTCTGGTTAGATGTACATGGAATGTCCTGTTACAAGCACACCAAGATCGGCTCACCGCCGAGCTTGCGAGTAGAATACGACTGCGGCAGCTTGCTGGTACACCGTGAATGGGTCTGCTTGGAGCATAGTGGTTATCCTCGCTCCAAGGCTGAATCCTGGTGGCAACGAGCAGGCGGTGGCCGGCCACCTCGTGATGTTACCGAGGCGCTGAAACGCAAGGACGAACTGGTCATGCCTGCGCAAATCAAAGTAAGACAAGTCGGCAAATATTTTGAAATTGAGGCAAGAAAATACAGTAATGAATTATTATAATGAGATCGATCCGTACGCAGCACAGTGGCTGCGTAATCTGATCGAGGCTGGGCACATACCGAAAGGTCATGTGGATGATCGCAGCATCGTAGATGTGAAACCGGAAGACCTCAATGGCTATACGCAATGCCACTTCTTTGCCGGAATCGCTGGGTGGTCCCTCGCACTCAAACTCGCTGGATGGTCCAACGACCGACCTGTTTGGACCGGCAGTTGTCCCTGCCAGCCATTTAGTAACGCAGGCCAGCGAAAAGGTACTAAGGACAAGCGCCACCTCTGGCCTTTTTGGTTCCTACTTATCAAAAAGTGCCGACCTGGAGTCATTTTTGGTGAACAGGTTGAAGCAGCAATTGGACAAGGATGGCTCGATGCTGTTTTCGATGATCTGGAGAGCGAGGATTACGCCTGTGGGACGACCGTACTACCAGCTTGTGCCGTTAGCGCGCCGCACATCCGGCAGCGATTGTGGTTCGTGGCCGACGCCGCGGGCGAACGAGAACGTGCAAACGGACTTGGACAAGATCGTAGAGACGGGCAGTTCATGGATTGGGCAGGGACGCGGAGCGACTGTGGCGACGATGGCACGTCTGGCGAGCTGGCCGACCGCGACAGTTCACGATGCGGAGCGCAGCGGACAAGCGAAGCGGGCGATGCGCGAGACGCGTCACGGATCGAACTTGCAGGATTTCGCGCTACTGGCGAGTTGGCCAACGACAGCGGCGACGGATTACAAGATGGCTGGATCAGCCGGGAGCAATTGGAAACGCCATCGGCCGGAAACGAGCGGAATGCGGCTAAACGATCACGTTGTCCACCGTGGTCCGATTGCGACTGGCTCCCCTGCATCGATGGAAAAGCGCGGCCAGTTGAACCCGGCACATTCCCGCTGGCTCATGGGGTATCCCAAAGAGTGGGACGACTGCGCGCCTACGGCAACGCAATCGTCCCGCAATGCGCGCAAGCGTTCATTAAAGCGTACATGAATGCTGTACGAGACACTGATCATGGTGTGACAGATCGGCAAATATTTCGAGATTGAGGCAAGGCGCTATGAATAATCTCACCTATACGGTCGCCAAGAAGCGTGTGAAACCCAGCGCCGCTTTGCGACCGTCGAGCCCGGCCAACGAGCGGATGAAACCCAACGAACGATTGCCGGGCTCGCCTTTTACTTATACGGTCGCCACCTTACTGGTGAAACCCATCGCGCCGTTGCGACCGTCGAGCCCGGCCACAGCAGCCGTGAAAACCAAGCTTGCGTTGCCGGGCTCACCTACCCTTTGGCAACTTTCACATCGTGCTGATCCTGTTAGGAACTATGCTTCTTGCTTTTTTTCTTGCTTTTTTCATTTTCTAGCTTATTTAGTGGATCTTACGAGCTATGAGAGAGAACTAAAAATGTCAGAAGCATACGGTCGCCAAAATTTCGCTGAAACCCAGGATATGCGTGCGACCGTCGAGCCCGGCCAAAATTGCGCTGAAACCCACGTGCATGGTGCCGGGCTCCCTTTATTCAGAAACGGTCGCCATCGAAGTAGTGAAACCCAACTTAGAATTGCGACCGTCGAGCCCGGCCAGCGAGCCATTGAAACCCACAGACGCGATACCGGGCTCACTTTTATTGAAAACGGTCGCCAAAACGGCAGTGAAATCCACGACAGTTCTGCGACCGTTGAGCCCGGCCAAGAATGTCATGAAACCCAACGGTTGGGTGCCGGGCTCACCTTTTTCCACGAATACGGTCGCCATTGGGCATGTGAAATCCAGGAGACCATTGCGACCGTCGAGCCCGGCTATTTTGGTATTGAAACCCACAGCGAGGGTGCCGGGCTCACTTTTTTTAACTTGAACCAACGAGGTGACCAAAATGAACGACTTGATCGAGCCTATCGGAAAAATCCGCAGCTATCATCGCCGCCGTAGGTTTGCGATGAAGATTCAACAAAAGCTTGACCGCGCCTTGGAGAGTTTCATTCGAATCAACATGACTTCGTGGCACCCTGACTTACCCGAGGCTGAGCGCAAGAAAATCAACGCGCAGGTTGTCACCATGATCAACAAAGTTCGGAATGGCGACGAAAGTGAAGCTCTTGCTGGGCTCGTTCCATTCGTCATGACCAGCGATCGCGCGCGCGCGCCTGCGGACGAAATGCGCGCCGAGGCAGAAGCAGCAATGGAGCAAGTCGCTAGTGAACTTCCGGTCTACCCATGGGTCAAATCTATCCGCGGCGCCGGCGCCCTCGGTCTTGCGACGATTATCGCGGAAGCTGGGCACTTGTCCGGTTATGCAAACGTCGCGAAGCTCTGGAAACGTCTCGGGTATGCACCATACGAAGGCTTCGCGGGCTCGACTTGGAAAAGAGACAGCTGGCGACCTCGGGCTTTGACAAAAGACGAGTGGATCGCCAATCCTTTCAAGGGCGAACGTTATGCGCTGACGGCGCAGATTGCGACGTGGTTGGTGAATGCGCAGACCAAGAGCAAAACGAAGACCGAAAGCGGCGAGACTGAAGGAACCGGTCCCTATGGCGCCATCTACGTGAAGCGTCGTGCCGCCTGCGTTGTCTCGCACCCAGATTGGACGGACGGTCATCGCCGCTCCGACGCGCTGCGCATCGCAATGAAGGAATTCCTCAAACATCTATTCCTCGAATGGCACCGATTGAATCCTTACGAGGAACGATTTGACGCCACTCAGGAAACGAAAACGGTCGCCACCGCTGCAGTGAAACCTAGCGAACCCTTGCGACCGTCGAGCCCGGCCAGCGAGGTCGTGAAACCCGTGGCTGCGTTGCCGGGCTCACCTTCTCCACCGAACACGGTCGCCAAGAAGCGCGTGAAACCCAGCGCCGCTTTGCGACCGTCGGGCCCGGCTAAGAAAGGACTGAAACCCACGATGCCCTTGCCGGGCTCATCAATTCCGCCACCAACCTGAAGGAAAACCCAATACGGTCGCCAATTGGAGCGTGAAATCCATGTTTTCGCTGCGACCGTCGAGCCCGGCCAGTGGCCATGTGAAACCCAGTGGATAGCTGCCGGGCTCACCCAATTCACGAAAACGGTCGCCATCAGATCAATGAAACCCATTGACGGTTTGCGACCGTCGAGCCCGGTCAATTCGATCATGAAACCCAGGACCGTCGTGCCGGGCTCACCTATCCTCATCTAACATAAAGGAGCCACCGATGAAAATTGACCCTCGCCTCTCGACTCTTGCCAAAGAAAAGCTTGCTGCCGCCAAAGGTGACATTGACAAGGCAGCGCTTGCAATCGACCGAGAACTCGCAAGCAAGACGTATCTGCGTATCGCGCTTATTAGTTGGCTGCTGAACGAAATCAGCGTAGCCACTGACGCTAAGCCCGCCAAGCCAGCAAGCGTCGAGGCCAAGGAGACGCCCGCGGAGATCAAAGCGCGCCGGAAAACCGGTACTCACCGGAAACCTTCCGGCATGCCATCGTCATCTCAGAAGGCTAGCGCCGTAGCCGCCATGACAGAGCTTTCGCTCGGCGTCTTTAACCGCAAGCTCCGCGGCGGCCATCCTTTGCGAACCATTAAAGTTCGCGAGTTGCGCGCGATAGTGCATGACTCGGGCCATGCCGCCGGCAGTTTCATCAACCGCGGTTATGAGGACGCTGTCGATGCGATACTGTGCCGAAAACTGGCCGATCACTGCGTCACGTCAGATCCTGATCTTACTGTTCCGGATATTGTCAAAGAGGAGGTCGCGGCACGCTACTTCCAAGAATCCAAGATCGAGGCAGCGCGGTTTATTCAAAATGCCGCGGCACGGATTGCCAATGATCTGAGCAACCCGCCGCCGATTGAGGATGCAGCCTGACAATACAATACGGTCGCCAGTGGATGGATGAAACCCATCATGAGATTGCGACCGTCGAGCCCGGCCACGTCCGTCGTGAAACCCAATGGCTCGTTGCCGGGTTCACTCATAACCAAAATGGTCGCCAAGTCTGGATTGAAACCCAGTCATGCCGTGCGACCGTCGAGTCCGGCCACGATACCCTTGAAACCCATTGAGCTGTTGCCGGGCTCACCCACCTTCTTTGAGGCAACGCTGAATGAGCAGCTTTCCCAATAGCCACGTTTTTGCTGGCCTTGAGCAAGGCGGCTATGGCGCCATATTGTGTGATCCGCCATGGAACTACAAGACATGGTCCATAAACGGTACTTGGCGTTCAGCACAACAGCATTATGATGTAATGCCAACAGAGGAAATAGCAGCATTGCCAGTGAATGAACTAGCTGCAGATGATTGCGCGCTTTTCCTCTGGGTAACATGGCCATTTCTATCAGAAGCCCTTGAATTGATAAAGAGTTGGTCATTTGTCTACAAGACATGCGCTTTTGACTGGATGAAAGCGGACAACACTCAGCCAAGCCTGTTCCAGGAAAGCTTGCCAGCACAAATTGGCCTAGGCTATTGGACACGATCCAACTCGGAGCCTTGCCTGCTCGCAACCAGAGGCAAGCCAAAGCGCTTGAATGCTGATGTCCGGATGGGTATTATTGAACCACGCCGCGAGCATTCCCGCAAGCCGGACTGCACTCACGAACGCATCGAACGTCTGGTTGCCGGACCTTATCTCGAAATGTTCGCAAGAAGATCGGCGCGGCCCGGATGGTCGTTCTGGGGAAAAGAAACGGGAAAGTTTAAATGAGAGAATCAAAAATCAATGTCTTAAAAGCTCCAAATGAATACGGTCGCCATTACGCGCATGAAACCCAGGAAACCTTTGCGACCGTCGAGCCCGGCCAACGTCGGCGTGAAACCCATTCCGCATTTGCCGGGCTCACCCACCCTCTTCATTGAATATGGTTGCTAGCAAGTCTGGGAGGACTAAATGAAATGGCCTGACAGCAATCTTGCTTACGCACAGGGGGTTCGCGACGGCTGGTCAGGAAGTCACGATACTATAGTCGAGAATTTCAATCAGGTTTACGAGCTTGGTTTTATCCTTGGCTGGAATGAGAGAAAGCGCCTAGAGCCGCTACATATAGCGGTAGAGAAGGGAGATTCGCGCTAGGGCTGGCGTCTTGCCCTTAAAAAGCAAAGGCTTAAGCTAAGCTTTAAGGCAAATGCGCTTATTTGCCTTGCTTGGACCAAAGAGGGACAGCAAGTTCGCGACTTGTTTCCCTTTTTCCCCTCAAAGGGATTACCTCTGCGGTCTTTTTCTCCTGAAAGGAGGGGTTGAATGTCAACGCTTGAATATCATCCCATATCAAAAATCTTTCCTTTGCTTGACACCAAAGACCTCGATGCCTTGATAAAAGACATCAAGGCAAACGGGCTCCATGAGCCGATTTGGCTGTTCGAGAAGAAAATACTGGATGGTCGCAATCGATACTTGGCCTGCCGATCGGCTAAGGTAGAAATCAGAACAAGAGAATTTCGCGGCAAAGACCCTGTGGCTTTCTGCATCAGTCTCAATCTTCATCGTCGCCATTTGAATGAAAGCCAGCGATCAATGGTGGCGGACCGGCTGGCAACGTTGCCGAGCGGTGTCCGGTCGGATCGTCAAGGTGCGCAAATTTGCGCACCTACCCAGGAGGACGCTGCCAAGATGCTCAACGTCAGTCGGCGGAATGTGCAGCATGCGCGCACTGTGCGCGAAGCTAGTATGCCGGAACTGACTCATGCTGTTGATAATGGTAAACTCAAGGTTTCAACAGCTGTCAACCTCGTGAAAACAGGCAAGGACTTCACACAAGCTGTGCTTACTAAGGTGCAGCAAGATAGTGCTACCGTCAAGAATGCTATGAAAGCTGTAAAAGAGGAGCAAAATGCTGTCTTAGCCAAGAAAATCAAGACAGCTAAATTAGATCGCTATCACTTATTTCACGCTTCCTGTGAAGTGCTGCTCGAACAAGAAGCCGAGCGCTTTGATTGGATTATTACGGATCCTCCCTATCCAAAAGAATTTCTGCCTGCCTTCGATCTACTTGGAAAAGTTGCTGCGCATACATTAAAACCCGGCGGTTCGTTGCTTTGTATGGCCGGACAATCTTACTTACCTGCTGTCATGGCGTCCTTATCTACATATCTCAATTATTGCTGGGTGCTTGCCTACCTAACTCCTGGTGGCCAATCGGTGCAGATATTCCCACGCAAAGTCAATACCTTCTGGAAACCTGTTTTGTGGTTTGTCAAAGGAGCTTGCAACGCAAAAGAGTGGATTGGCGATGTAACCAGAAGCGACATCAACGACAACGACAAGCGTTATCATGACTGGGGTCAATCTGAAAGCGGCATGCATGATCTTGTAAAGCGCTTCGTAAGACCGGGACATACAATTCTTGATCCATTTGTGGGCGCAGGAACAACTGGTGTTGCAGTATTGAGAGAAGGCGGCCTGTTTACTGGATATGATATTGACAAGAGCGCAATTGATCAAAGCACAGTGCGGTTGGAAAAGGAGAATGAAAAATGAAATTGGAGTGGGAGGTACCTAGAGAGCGTCAAGGATATCGTGATCTAGGATGGAGCCTGCGGCAGCGTTTGTATGGCTACAATACGCCTTTTTGCAACATCGATTGCGCTGCCTACAGCAATCATACATTGAAAGCGCTGATTGAGGACAAGCACGAAAATGAAGGTGCTTCGGACGTTACTGCACGCGTTCTCGGCAATTTTCAATATCTTCCTACCTTCATGCGATATCACACGCATGATTTCAGTCAAATGATGGTCATACCATTAAATGAACTCGGCAATAGCGCCGTTGAACCAAATGGTGGCTGGAAAGTGTGGCATTCCGAGATAGATCATTTCCTCTGGAGTCGTCAAATCCGTGGTATTAAAGGAGAAACAGCCGACTTTGCTCAGCGCATCATGGATAAATGCCGTGAAAACGCATGCGACAAGCCGCTTAAGCGTGCTGTCATCCTTACTAATATGGATAATCAACATACTATTGACAAGGACATAGGTAATCTCAGCGAGGAAGATGCTGAACGTATACAGGCCGCCCTTGATAAACGAAAGAAAGCGTGCGGAACCGCTATATGTAGAGGTAGAAAGGAAAGTGCTAGCTAACCCTAGTGTCTTGCCCTCGAAAAGGAAAAGCTTAAGCTAAAAGATTCCGGGGACAGCGACCGGCCAGTCGTTGCACGTGCTCCTACACGTGCTAACTCGGAATCTCCTTCTCCTAATATGGCCTAGGAGGGCCTTCATGATGAATAATGAACAATATCAGAAATACCTTTGCTCGCGCGAGTGGGGTCTTCGACGCGAAGCGGTAACTCAACGCTCAGGCGGCATTTGCGAGCGCTGCCGGGTCAATAAAGCTAGAGCGGTTCACCATAAGACCTATGAGCGCATCTATAATGAGCTGCTAACTGATCTTATTCATTTGTGCGGAGCTTGCCATGATTTTCAGCATGGCAGGTCAAATGTTGATCCAGCAGATAAATTTAGTGAAATTGTTAATATTAATGAAAATCAGTTGCTACTTTGTCCTAATTGTGGTGGTGAGTATATACATCATATGGAAATTACTTCATATGATCGAAAAGAAGATGATGTGCATACCTTAAAAACACAAATTATAGGTTTTGATCATCCAGACAATGGTCCAATGGACCCAATAAAGGAAGACTTTTCCTCTGTTGTTTCCAATATTGTCGAATCCTCTGGTGAAAATCCCAGCTCACGAAGATCAGGTTTGGTTGTTTCTTTTTATTGCGAACTTTGTCCTGCTCTTACTGAATTAACCATAGCACAACACAAAGGGTTGACACAGGTGCAATGGCGCAAAAAGAAATGACAGGTTTTTTATGTCCGATGTCAAGCCATGGCAAAACCGTAATGATTTGCTTCATCAAGCCTTAGCCAAGGCTGAGCAAGGCCTTCCGGTTTTTCCCTGCAATGCAATAAAAGAACCTTGCTCATTGCATGGTTTCTATGACGCCAGTACCGATCCCGAAGAGATAAAAGAACTCTGGGCGCACCCTACAAAGCCGGTGGCCATGATTGCCATGCCGACCGGAATGGCAAGCAAGCGTCTTGTCATCGACCTGGATCGCAAGCCAGGAAAAGCAGATGGTGTAATTGAATGGCCGAAATTTCTTGCGGATAATGGAATTAGTGAGCTTCTTACCCATCAAACCCGAACACCCAGCACAGGCGAACATCTGACTTTTTCTTGCCAGGAGGATTTGCCGAGCTTGAAGCTCGGTAAGCTCTGGCCCGGCATCGAAGTCAAGGCAAACGGAAGCTACGTCATCATAGCTCCAAGCCCTGGCTATGTACGAATGAATAATCTAGAGCCTATACCAGTACCTCAATGGCTAATTAACTGCATCAAGACACTGCAAGCTCCGATCCAGGAAGAGATATATGATTCAACCGGAATACCAGACGAGCGTAAAGCTACATACGGAAAAGCCGCGCTTGAAGAAATAATCTCTAAGATCAAGGCTTTGGAAATAGGCCAGCGCAATACCGGAATAAATCTAGAGGCTTTTCGTATCGGTCGTCTATGCGGCGGTGGATGCCTGGATTTTGAGGAAGCCAAAGCGGCAATTATAGACGCAGCTACATCATTGGGATTAAAAACACGAGATAAGGTTTTCGGACCCAAAGGAACCATAGCGCGGGCTATGCGTAATGGAATGAAATCTCCAAAAGGTCCGCGTGATAATTTGGATGAAGTACCAAGCGATATCAGAGAATTTATAAAAAGCTGGACACCGGAAGATAATTTAGAACCTGAATCTGAACCCGATTCGGAGCCTGAAAGCGAAATACCAACAGAGCTTTTGGCAGTCCCCGGACTTGTGGGTGAAATAGCGCGGTTCATCGAGGATAGCGCATTACGGCCGCAACCAGCAATGGCACTTGCAGCCGGGTTGACTTTGGTAGGTACGGCCGCTGGACGCTGCATATTGGGTCCGACACGTTCTGGAACCGCCTTATATATCATATGCTTAGCTGGAACCGGAGTAGGCAAGGATCATCCACGCGATATGATTATTGAGATCATGAAAAAGGCCGAGATGAGCTACCATATCGGACCAGAACAGTTCATGTCGATGCCGGCCATGATCAATTATATGAAGCGGCAACCACTATCGCTCTGTGTTCAGGATGAGTTTGGATCATACCTCAAGCGCATCAATAGCAAAAGTGCATCCGGGTTTGAGCATACTTTGATTGCGACTATGCAAAAGGCATGGTCCTCTACATCCTCGACCCTGATGACACCTGAATGGGCGCAAACGCCCAGCGAAATGATATGCGCGCCATCGATGTCAATGCTGTGCTTTTCGACACCAGACCAGTTTTTTGAGGCAATGCAGAGCAAGGATATCATTAGCGGATACCTCAACCGTAATATAGTGCTGGAGACATTGTCTCGCCCACCGGAACAGAAGCCTTTGGCGGACAAAACCAAGATACCATCCTCTATTACCAGAAAGTTGATGAATATCTATCAGCGACGCAATGCAGGAGGCAACGCCGGGTTTTTATCTACCGCATCACCGGATTTTATGTGTTTGAACATAGAGCCGGCAGCGGAAGCGCTGCGTACAACATTTGTGCGCAAGGTAGATAGAATTGATGACGATCTTGCACGAGACCTGATGGTTCGGACGCCAGAAATTGCTATTCGTCTGGCAACTATCGTAACCGTAGGATTAGGGCTTGATTGCATCCATGCCGCAGAGATGAAATGGGCCATAGCGTTCGCCGAATGGACTGGAGAAAGATTGGTCGATTTAGCTCGCAGCCACATTGCTGATTCTGAAAATCAAGCTGTGGCGAATGAAATCATGCGTATTGTCAAGAGGAAGGCTACTAAAGCGAATCCATGGGTCAAGCAAGTCATTATTTCGCAGGCACTTAAGCATAAATATAAGCGACGTGATCTAGAGGATATTTATAAGGGCCTACGTGAAGCCGAGAGTTTGGCTTTTTATGCCAAGGTGCCTCCTGGGGGAGGCCCTATATCGATTTGGTACGCCATGCCGGGGGTACCTCGGCCGAACGTTTAAGCAATTCTTCCTCCTTTTTTCCCACAAAAAAGCCGTTTTAGCAATTGTGGCAAATTTTGGCCACACATCGCTATAGCGGTTCTAGCAACGTTCTAGCTAGTGGTTTTTGCTAGACCGTTTTTGCTGTAAGTGCTTGATATTATTGTATATTATATATATTATATATTATATATATACCATTATAGGCATTCTAGCCTCCTCCCTCATAGTGTTCTACTTATGTTCTATCTTATAGGGGGTGGGAAGGGGGGGCATGGCTAAATCGCTAGAACGTTTAAAACGCCGCCCGCTGGCGCGATTCGTCCTCGAAAGGCCCTAGGGTAGCCCTAGCCTCGATCAAGCCTATAGGCGGCGCGCGTACGGGCGTGGCAGGGCTTGCTATTGCACGGCATAGCGCGTATGGTGCTTGCCTACATGCCGACACAACGCTGGATAGTGGCAATCACACAGCCCAACCGCGAACGCTGGGCGCTGGAAAATATTGACCGGCAAAATTACGAGTTTTATCTGCCTCGTGTCGCCGAGCGCGTCCGGGCGGCTCGACGCATCAGCGAATTCCGTACTCGGCCCTTGTTTCCAAGGCACATTTTTGTCCGTATTGTCGATAGATGGCATTCGCTGCTCAGCACACACGGTGTGCGCGGTGTGATCATGTTCGGAGAAAACTTAGCCGTCGTGCCGGAAAAAGATATCCAACGCATTCGAGCAATGGAAGATGAGAAAGGTCTGGTAGTCTTGCCTCAATTACGCAAAGGGCAAAAAGTGCTCTTTCGTCGAGGATCGTTTGCGGGACAATCAGGCCTCTATCAAGGGCAAAGCTCACAAGATCGTTGTAAAGTACTCTTGGCGTATCTGGGACGTATGGTACCGGTACTTGTCGAAAGCTCGATACTCGAAGCCGCATAAAGGTCAAGGCCGCCTCGGTGAGGCCTAGTAGGTTCCAATAAGGAATCTACCTCCCTCGAAGGAGCCGAATTCGCAAAAAGGGTGGTAACGTGGGCAAAATTCGAGCGATCCGGACCGAGGCAGACTATGAGGCCGCCCTTGCGCGCGTTGATGCGCTCATGGACGCCCAGTTGGGCACGCCGGAAGGCGATGAACTCGATGTTCTCGTTGATCTCGTGGAGCTTTACGAAGCCCGCCATGTGTTTATGGATAATCCTTTAACTCATGCTTAAGAAGCTTATGGCAAAACAGCAAACAAAAATGATGCCGGTACTGATCCGCCTGACCATTTCCTTTGCATAGAGATTTGGCAGGAGGATTAGGACAATGTCGTCTACATTTTACACTGATTTTAATAATGGCTTGATGGTGCCAACGGTTAGCGGGCCGATACAGACGGCATTCTCAATTCCAGTTTTATTGCCAATGATTAACGTGCCAGCAGCACTCTCGATTTCGGCATTGCTGCTGACTAAGACAACGCCACGAAAAAAGCTGAGGAAGCTCATGGCGAAACAGCAAGCAAAACGCAATACTTCGGCACCGTGTCCTGATGTGCGAATGGCTTTAATCAAAAAGCGCCTCGCATACCTCGATTCATTGCAGCCAAAGAAAGCGCCTAAGCCGTCAAGGCGACGAGATTAATCGCTATGCAAGGTAAACGTGTCTTGGTTTGCGGTGGCCGTAACTACACTGATCGCGATCATATCTGGAATACACTGACTGAATTCGATAGCAAACGAGGACCATTTGCATATGTCATACACGGCTGCGCAACAGGCGCCGATCATGAAGCCATGATATGGGCGCAAACCATGCCGGGACGAAAACACGTACCCTTCCAAGCTGATTGGATACATCACGGAAGAAATGCCGGTCCACGCCGTAACCAGCGCATGCTAGACGAAGGTCGTCCGGATCTCGTCATAGCCTTTCCGGGAGGTAAGGGAATCGAAGACATGCTGCGCCGTGTCAAGAAATCCGGAGTAGAGATTATTCGGGTTAAGTCTGCTGTGGGTTAATCATGGGCGCACCGAAAGGAAATAAGTTTGCAGCTGGAGGTCCTGGAGGAGGTCGTCCTTCGTCATACAAACCTGCTTATGTTGATCAAGCTAAAAAAGCTTGCGAAGCTGGATTCACTGATGTAGAGGTGGGTAAACTGTTTGGAGTATCCGAGGTAACCATTAACGAATGGAAACTGGCTCATAAAGAATTTTGTTTAGCCCTCAAATCTGGTAAGACTGCAGCAGATGATCGAATGGAGCGAAGTTTCTATCAACGCGGTCTCGGTTATGATTATGAGAGTAAGAAAACTGTCAAGGACAATACAGGGTTCGAACAGGTCACCAAAACAACTCAGCATGTCCCTGGTGATGTTGGAGCGCAGTTTCGATGGTTGTCCAACAGGCGTCCCGAGGTTTGGCGGGAAAGGCATGAAGTTGATGTCAGCGGTAAAATCGAGAATGTATTTACACTAAATATTTTCGAACAGGACTTGTCTGACGGCGGAAAGGTGATAGAAGGTGAGAAGTCCGTACCTCGGTTGCGCGCACAAGGGAAGAATGATGACTGAAAATTACAAACGAAAATTGGCGGAGCCAGCGCTGGGAGTCGTCGATACCAGCGATGAGGCATGCGTCGTCGCCTGCGATCTGATCCGCGCGCTTCGCGACGAACAGAATGCACTTCGTGCAGAGCGCGATGCGCTGAATGCCTGCGATCTGATCCGCGCGCTTCGCGACGAACGGAATGCGCTTCGCGAGGAACGGTACTCGCTTCGCGAGAAGCTTTATGATCTGGAGGAGGTGCATTTTTAGTTATGACTCGTCCTGTCCAGGAGCTAGAGAAGATCGATCTGCAGCATAGACGCGCTTGCGAAGAGCAGGATTTCAAGTTTCAACTGGCTTTGTTTGATGCTGTTTCGAAGGGATTGGAGCACACTCCTAAGTGCCCGGATCGCGCTAAAGGACTTCTCGTTGCGGAGGAAAACGGCCATGGAGGTGAAATGTCTTGAGGTCCGGGATGCCAATACGTTCGTTCCGGTAATTTGTCTACGGCCGGTGCCTGAAAATGAGGCTCAGCGATATCTGCTGCGCCGTGACGGCTACCGAGGAGATAATGACGAGCACTGTATCATCTACATCAATGCGCAGTGCCGCGGCGTAGCTTACGATTGCTATGACTGGCCAATGGATCTGCGTACACACCGTATCGCGCACGACTACATCGCCAATCACTGGCATGAACTGGCCGATGGCGATGTCATCGACGTTGAGCATATTCTGGGCGAAACTACGATTAAAAAGACCAGTGAAAAGAGTATCGAAGCGCCAGCACTAGGGAATCGTCGAAAAATCCAAATATGGGGGATCGACCGATTCTTGTGATTGTGAGAGGGACTTTTGCCCGCCACTGCTAAAAACATCACGCTGAACTATTCTCAGCCTTACCTCTATCCGAAACAGAAAGCTGCCATATTTGATCCGCACAGAGTCGCAGTCATCGAAGCTTCTTCAAAGAGTGGCAAGACGAGCGGATGTGTCGTCTGGCTGTTCGAGCAAGCCTTGAAGGGCAAAAAAAATCAGAACTATTGGTGGATTGCACCAGTTCACGCCCAGGCATTGATCGCATTCAATCGCATGCGGCGCGCGATTGATCCAAGTCTGATTGAGGTTAACTTAGGCCGAAGCTCCGTTACGTTGATCAATGGTGCTGTGATTAGTTTTCTCAGCGCTGATAATCCGGATGTACTATATGGAGAAGATGTCTATGCGGCTGTAGTAGATGAAGCCAGCCGCATGAAGCACGACGCCTATATCGCTTTACGCACAACGTTGACAGCTACCCAGGGACCAATGCGGATTATCGGAAATGTCAAAGGCCGCAAAAATTGGTTCTATGAAATGGCTAGAAGGGCCGAGCAAGGTGAAAACCCTGATCTAGCTTACCATCGACTTACGGCAGACGATGCAGTTGCAGCCGGCGTGTTCCCTGAGGAGGAAATAGAATCGGCACGGCGCTCGGGCATGCCGGAAGCGGTTTTCCGGGAATTATATTACGCCGAAGCCAGTGACGATCAGGGTAACCCATTTGGTATTGACGCCATACGCAAATGCATTATTCCGCAGTTGAGCACACGAAAGCCCGAGGTGTGGGGATGGGACCTTGCCAAATCGCACGATTGGACGGTCGGTATTGGATTGGACAGTGAAGGTTACGTTTGTCGGTTCGAGCGGTGGCAGTCGCCGTGGGAAGCGACTTATCTCCGTATTCAAGGATTGACTAATAATCAGCGGGCTCTTGTCGATTCAACAGGTGTCGGTGATCCGGTACTGGAGCGCTTGCAAAAACATCCGGGTTCCAAATTCGAGGGCTACAAGTTCACGCCAGGTTCAAAACAACAGTTGATGGAAGGCCTCGCTGTTGCTATACAAACACAAGCAGTGCGCTTTCCTGCTGGTCCAATCACGCAAGAGCTTGAAATCTTCGAGTACGAATATAGACAAACGGCGTGCCGTTATTCTGCGCCGGAAGGCTACAAGGATGATTGCGTCATGGCTTTAGCGCTCGCCGTACAGCACAGGATGCACAGCAAGCCGCGGCTGGTTATAACCCACGATATCTTGCAAAGGGCTAAGTCGCCTATGTGGTCCAAGAAGGCGTATATGTCGAAGATGGGAACGTGGTGATGACTTTTCGAATTAAACGGCTGCCGGGGGAGTGGTTCTATACTCAACTGCTGCATAACAACTTGTGGCGGGTAGTTAGTTCAAGCGGGATAGTAGAAGCCTCTCAAGTAGATAAGTTCACGGCGGAGCGCTTAGCTGATAGATTGAATGCATTACCTGAGGAAGGCACTCCATTTTTTATCGGAGATAGGAATGTGGTAGGAGTCCGATTATGAAGAAATTGTCGCCGCTCCATCCTGGCGAGGTGCTGCGCGAGGAGTTCATGGTGCCACTTAATCTCCATGCCTCCACGCTGGCGGATTGTCTAAATGTGCCGCGCACGCACATTGAGAGTATTGCTCGCGAAGAGATGAGTATTACTGCTGATACAGCCCTGCGACTTGGTGCTTATTTCCACACTACGCCCGAATTCTGGCTCAACTTGCAGAATCGGTTTGAGTTGGATGTTGGAGTAGCGAGATGGAAATGAGCAATCAACGTGAGCAGGTAGATAAGAACTATCAGGCGTTTATTTCAATGTTGCCCAACATCATTGCGCAGCACCGGAACAAGTACGCCCTGATGAAGGACGGCGAAGTCGTCGGGTACTATTCGACACTTGAAGATATTTATATGACCGCTAACAAATTCTATCCCAATGAACCGTATTCGGTTCAGAAGGTAACAGATACCTCGGTCGATCTTGGGTTTTTCTCTCATGCTATCCCTCGGGACCAGTGAAATGGGTAGTGGTACAGTTTGAATTGACTTCGGCGTACTGCTATTTCTGATTGTGTTACTTAAGAAGCACGCTTTTGTGGTGGCTGGGTAGGGGAGCCGTTTGCCCCGTCCCAATTCACTTAAATTGGACGGTCTATTACTTGCATAGTAGTCTCTCAAAAAGCGTCTTTGGGGGACATGTCCAATGAGTAGCGATGGCGCAGTCGCAGTGACCGGAAACACGGTCGTGCAGGTGACGATGAAACAGCTATACATATCGATTGCCTCCCTCTTGGGAGGCTTGGCTGTCATCTGTAGCGTGGGGATTGCCGGCGCATGGGCCATCATTGGGGGTATCCGCGAAGACGTAAAAATTAGCATGGCGGGCCTTCGCGATGACGTGAAGGAAATCAGAACGTCCGTGCAAGGTCTGCAAACAACCAACGCGGACCTCGGGACAAAGATTGCAGTACTCAACACCTCAGTGGCGAACCTATCCGCGAAAATAGATGACGTTCAAAAGCAGCCTTCATTTTTCACCGATCCTAAATTTGCCGCTGCTTTAGCGGATCAATTGAAAAAAGCCGGATTGGATGATCAGAAAATAATCATCTTGCCGCTAATTGGTCCATTTCCACGCTGAACGCGCGGCTTATGCTGCGGTTTTTATCTTTACCAGTTTGAAAGATGAAACACATGAAAGGTACTGATAATAACTTGCAACCTAAGATCATCAATGCTTCTGTAGCAAGTTGGGTCGCTCACTGCAATCCGCAATTGTTTGGCCGAGAGCTTGATGAAGCTGTTTTGCAGTATCAAGAGACATTCCCACCTGGATGCCTGTTCCTTGATTCGGATAGCCTACAAAAATTATGGAAATTGAGCCAAGCGATAAGCTGATCCTTGCTTCTGAAACTGGGTAAATAAATTTAATGTCCATTGGTTTTCCTTTTTCATGCGACGGCGAGGGGAGATTGTGCTGCTTCCCAATTCTCTAGCACCTTCACCAAGTCGGACATTTCCCAAAGCTTCAACGTGACGCCAGCCGCCATAGCTGGGGTGACTTTCAGGGTTTGATGAATGCGCACGAAATTGTAGTGCATGAAATAGATCGCCATCATATGCGCGTGGTTTTCGGCCTTCTTTGAAAAAGCATTGGTGAGCCGCGTCATTCGGCGGTTGCCCATTCTGATGTTCAAATTCTGCCGTTCTGCAAATGACGTGCTGACGTGTTTAGGGTCGGGATTTCCTTCGACTCTGAACTTACGCGCTCCCGTGCAGATGGCGGGGCTGTAACGCCGCTGGCCTTCCGGTGCTGGTCCGTAAATCTTGACCAGTACTGCGTAGTCAACATCACCTCCAAAGGCCCCTTCGACTGCCTCCAAATACGGCTTATGGCCGTCGCTGGTAAGCTGAACTCGCGAGGCAAGGCGAGGAGCCAGATCATCCATGAACGTCATGGCTGCCGTGCTATCGCGGCCCCCGACGTACCAGGATGCAACAAGCTTGGTGTCGGCGCACAAACCCACCCACGTCCAGATATCGCCGGCACCTTCGGGGGCGGCTTTGGCAGTCGGGACGTTCTTTTGCTTGGCGTAGCAAAATGCCCACGTCTCATCGACCTGAATGCGCTTGCAAGGCAAGTTCACAAGCACGCGGTCTTGGTACTCGGAAAATGCCTGCCCAGCATCCTCTAGAAGCTTAAGCAGCGTGGTCCGGCTAATGCCAGTCATCCGCGTAGTAGCCCGTAGGGATACGCCTTCGGCCATCATCTGGAGGGCCTGGGCACGCTTCTCGGAAGGGAGCTTGTTCATGGGCATGAAAATGCCATATCATGCCTGATCGGTCAAGCATAAAATAATAGTTTGTTATCGGTATGAAGGTTGCTATAGAACGGCCAGCGGGCCGCGCCCAAGGGCAGCTACCCTACGAACGCGACCCGGCTGACTACGCTTTTATACCGCGGTCTTTACGCAGAGCGCACCTGCCTTTCTCCCAGTCACGATCTGGGGGTGCGAGATTTAACGGGGGCCACCCGTCATCACGGGCCAGAGGTTGCGATCCTCTGGCCCGAACTCTTAGAGAACCATCTTCCCTGACGCTTAACCACAACACCATCATTTCCAAGCGTCCATAGGGTTCCCCGAACACTGTTCGGCTTGAATTTAGTTGTTGCGATGATTTCTTCGGTCGTCAAACCGAGGTTTCCAGATTCGATGATTATCTTTGTGATTGTCGGTTTGACGCTTCCCGAAGCGGCCCGTTTGCCAACAACTAAATCTGCCGCGGTAATAGGAATTATTTCTTGTGCCAGCGTCTGAGAGCTGCTTCCTGTGCGATCTTCTTGCGCTCTTCGGCGGTAAGCGAGTCAGCGCGGGCACGGCCGCCCTTTAGGCCGCCACGGCGTCCAAGTTCAACGGCAGCTTGTAATTTGCTGGGGTCTTCTGGGCCGTCCAGAGCGCGGTCTTCGACTTGGCCGGTGAGAATATCACCTATCAGCTTACCAAGCTGTATGGGATCACGGGGGCGGGGCAAGCGTTTGTCTGACATCATTGCAGCATGCCACAATCCGGCCTAGAGCGCGAGCGTGGCCTTGCGGGGCGGATTTTCAAACTGTACCACTACCGTGAAATGAAGCAGCTTGCATATTTACCGCTGCTGGCAGTCCTGCTCCATGGCACGTTATCTATGAAACAGCTTGCATTAGTAGTTCTGGCCTTAGCGACTACAGTGACTACTTTTTTCATGCATGCTTATGGTGCGTTTATTCTTAATTACATCATGACGCTGGTGCTGATCGGAGAGCTATATCCAGAGTTGGGGGATTAAATGAAACAGCTTGCATATTTATCGCTGCTGGCAGTCTTGCTCCATGGCTGCGGCGCTCCCGACGCAACTATTCACTGGCACAAGGTGGGCGCCTGCAACGGCGGGGTCAGCCAAACCGGCGATCCATCACAGAGTTACAATGCTGGCCCTAATCAGGCATATGTCATATTTGCAATTGAGAGTGTGGATAACCGCGGCGTCAGTCAAGCGTGGACTTTAGACGCTACCAAATTTCATGTAGGCTCGGCATCTTTTGATCCAAGCTTGATGATCTATAGCGCAAAGCTCGGTCCTTTCGCACTCGACACGTTCCCGGTTCCTGCTAATGCGCAGACTGTCTTTTTTGGCAATGCCTATGGCGCGCTTGTCGTCAGCACCACGGCGTCAGACGGGGCGAGCGAGGCGGATACCGCAAGCTATTCGTTGCTATACACGCCGGCTACTGGCGATCCGGGAGTGATCATGGTACAGGGACCGGTGGCCAGTACGGCTTACACGCCCAACTGTGCTGATGTTAAGTTGCAGTGAATGGAGCCAAGCTCATGGAATCGACAGTAGGCCGCCGCGGTGGCCGCGGAAGCGAGAAAGCTAGAGCGCGGGACATGGCGATGGATAGCTACGATGGTGGTCCAGGAAGTGGTCCGCAACCGGGTGGTGCAGGAGAGCCAGATTTTAGTGAACTTACGGAGGCTGAGCGTAGATGGAAGGGAGCGGAATTTAATTATGCAAAGAATCCTATGCATACAACAAGAATTAGGGTCGAGAAAGCCCGAGCAGAATATGCTAAGGCAAAGGCAAAAGCTGAGAAGAAAAAGTTAGGCGACGAATACCGCGACGAAGACTTCGAAGACACCGAGCTAGTTCGCGGCAAGCAGGAAGACCGCGATGCAGCCAATATCAGCCAGCACGGCCGCTGGGGCTCGCGCGCCTCGGATAAGGCGGGTGCGAGGGATGGTTTTGCCACCGATCCACCAGTTTCGGAAGCGCAAAGAAAGGCCATGTTCGCAGCCAAAGCCGGCAACTCGACGCTGGGTATTCCGCAGAGTGTGGGAAAGGAATTCGCGAACGCCGATCCAGGCGGTAAGCTGCCGGAGCATAAGTAGGAGAATGGGCTTGATCTTTTGGATCGACTTTGCAATTGGGTCGCTATTGTTGGCATCACTATTTGCGCTGTGGTTTGGCGCTTGGAAAACCAACTAAAGACACAACAGAAATAGACTAGTGCCTCGCGCTAAGCCAAAGCCCAAAGTCAAAGTAACGCCCTGGATACGGGTCCGGGCGGCTTATGACCGCATGCGGCAGCGTTTCGATGCAAAGGAGCAGGCGAAGGCTGCGGCAACAAGAGATCTCTTCAAACCGCCCAAGGATATTCATCCGCCAATCGCGACGCCAGAAACGCCGCAATTGGCAATGGATGATAATACCATATCGACGCTGAATTGGGCGCAGAACTCAATTCAATCAGCATTTGCCGAGGGCCTTGTATTTCCCGGTTATGCCTACTTATCGCAGCTAGCACAGCGCACGGAATACCGGCGTGCCTCCGAGATTATTGCAGAGGAGATGACACGCGAGTGGATTAAGTTTCAATCCATCGAAGATACTGCTCAGGATGTTTCTGAATCGAATGGTCAGGCCAAGACACTTGGTCAGAAAATTGACAAGACCGCACGCATTAATGAACTCACTGATGCGCTCGACAAGTTCAAAGTAAAGGATCACTTTCGTAAGCTAGCTGAACTGGACGGCTTCTTTGGTCGGGCCCATCTGTACATTGATACAGGTGATACGGATAGACCTGATGAATTGCAGACGGATATCGGGACCGGCCGCAACGAAACAACACGAGGAAAGTTTGGCTCCAAAGGAGGATTCCTGCAGGGATTCCGAACCGTCGAACCTGTATGGTGTTACCCGACTAATTATAACAGCATTGACCCACTCCGCGATGACTGGTTTCGACCGGACATGTGGTACGTTATGGGTAAGCAGGTACATCGGTCCCGACTGCTTAAGTTTGTTGGACGCGAAGTACCCGACATGCTTAAGCCCGCTCATTCCTTCGGCGGTCTTAGCCTATCTCAGATGATGAAGCCGTATGTAGACAACTGGCTGAGAACGAGGCAAAGCATTGCGGATATTATCTATTCATTCTCGGTCTTTGTTCTCAAGACCAATTTGGCCTCGTCGCTGCAAAGCGGAGGCGAGGACTTTTTCGAGAGACTGGAGCTTTTCATCACCAATCGCAATAATCAAGGCGTCATGGCAATCGACAAGGATACCGAGGATTTCGGTAACGTTGCAGCGCCGCTTGGATCTCTAGATAACCTACAATCGCAGACACAAGAGCATATCTGCGCTTCGATCGGTATTCCGACAATCAAATACCTTAATATGCAACCCGCCGGGTTCAATGCCTGTTTGACTGGAGATATGCTGATTGAAACTGATCAAGGACATGTGCCAATTCGAGATGTGCGTGCGGGTCAAAAAGTGATGACCCGTAATGGCTGGGCACCTGTTGCGAAAGCTGGTTGTACGGGTTATGCTATTGAGCTGGTTGAAATTGAAACTGCGGAATCGGTCATCCGATGTACAGCGGATCATCAGATTTGGTTGCCTTCGATATGCGCATTTGTGCCTGCCAAGAATGTGCGTCGTGGCGATCTGCTACTGTATCGTGGCGCAATCGGAAGCCAAAATACGGCAAATCAGTTGTATACCGCGGCAGATTTTGGTGGGACAGAGGAGATGGGTATTACGCCACATCAGCTTATGATGGGGAGCGTCTACTTCATAGAGAAATTTGGCGAGTTCATAAAGGGCCTATTCCGAAAGGTTGGCATGTTCATCATGCCGACAAAAATCGTTCAAACAATCAACTTGACAATCTTGAAGTACTTGCACCCGAAGCTCATGCTAGACTTCATGGCATTGCCGAGGGCTTTTTTGTTCGCAAGTCAGTCATGTATCCCCGACAATGCCGTTACTGTGGTAAGCGGTTTGTCATATCAAAGCCCACACGAATCGAGTTCTGCTGCAAATGGTGCAGACTTGCTGATCGGCGAGGATGTAAAATTTCACAAGCTAAGCCGCGTCCGATCTGTATTTGCCTCATGTGTGGGATATCTTTTGAAGCAAAGCGAAAAGATGCAAAATACTGCTCTCGGAAGTGTTCGACAGCAAGTCAAGATCGAACCATGTACGCGGCCAAGTATTACAGAGAACATCTTGAAAAATACGAACGCACTGAATCTCAGAGAGAACATCGAAATAAGCAACGCCGGCTTGCAAGCGCAGCTCGCGCTCAGAAATACCCAAAGCCAATTGCTGCAAGCCACACGTCTAGATATTACCAAAAATATCCTGAAAAGCGGGTCGAATTTAACAAAAAGCGAAAAGAACGCCGTCGTCTCCAACGTGAGGCGCTTGCCAGCGCAGGAGTTTGTATATGACATTCAAGTAGCGCAAGGCTATTTGCCGGAGTTTTTTGCAAACGGTATTTGCGTGCATAATTCGTCCGAGGGAGAAATTCGCACCTGGTATGACTCAGTAGGCGCAATGCAGGAGCGGTTTTTTCGCTCTAATCTGACTACAGTGATTGACTTTATTATGCTTGATTTATGGGGTGAGGTGGATCAGGAAATTACGTTTTCATTTGTGCCGCTATGGTCGCTTGATGAGGAGAAGATGTCGGCCAAGCGCAAGACCGATGCGGACACCGATGTCACACTTATCGACGCAGGAATAATCAGTCCTGCGGAGGCTCGTGCTCGTGTTGCAGCAGATGAGGATTCGCCATACTCGTCGATTGATGTGGACGATCTGCCCGAGCCTCCGCAACAAGAAGATATGGGCGAGTCGGAAGGCGGAAGCGAAGAACCTTCTAGCAGTGAGAAGGACAGCTTTGCAGGAACGGGTGGCGAAAAGCCGACGGTGGCTGCATCGGTTCATTCGTCCGCTACTGATGAAAGGATGGCGGATGTGAGCGGTCGTTGGGGTTCTCGTGCTTCTGACAAAGCGGGTGCGCGTGATGCTTTTTCTGCTTTATTTCCTGATCTAAATTCTAAAGATGTTATGCAGATTACCCGATGGCTTTCTGATATAAGGGTTGGCTCCGGAGGTGTAATTAATGATGTGTCCGTATCGCGTCAGGAGGAGAATAGATTTTATGTCGAAGGCCGTAAATCTGCGGTCGATCTTTGGAATGCTGCACGGTATATTAAAGCACGAGCGAAATAGGATGCTTACTGACGAAGGATGGCGAATGTGACGACAGAAAAATGGGAGGACAGACAGCCGCGTAATCGTGCACATGCGGTTAATCCGGAAGTAGGAGACTATTGGCACGAGATGTTCAGTCCAATACGTATTGTGCTTGCTGTTAATTCCACTTGGGTCACGATTTGCGACAAGACAAAAGCAGTTGATGATAATTGTTGGGAATGGGATTTGGGAAAAGCGAGGAGCCTCCTAAAGGAGGATTTTGGTAATGGCCTTTTCTATAAATCTGCTGCCTTGAAGCATAAGACACATTGCGATGTGGTGCCACGGAGAATGATGGATGTGGTAGAATGCTGGATCGCGTCTGCATCGGTTCATTCGTCTGCTACTGATAAAGGGCGGCGGATGTAAGCAGGAGGAGATCAAAAAATGCTGGATAAAAAATTAAACATATCGGACGAAGAAATGGAAATGCTAACCAAAGAAATTAAAGAGCGAAAAAAAGAGATCAAGAAGTTAATGGACGAAATTGAGGCGCGCATGGATTACCTTGATCGTGCTTGCGCAATGAGTAGAATTGGTAATAATTACGGAGTTGAAAATGTTACTGTACCTCGTTACATGTATCGTCCTGTTACTAAGCCAAGTTGAATTGTAGTGCCGAAGAAGCCTAAAATTCGAGCCCTGCATCCAAATGTTGGCATCGAGGTCAAGTACCGGCAAAGACTAACGTCTCTTATTGCTGAGATGCATAACTCAATCATCTACTGGCTTGTCGCAGCTTATCGCAGTAATGAACCAGCGGTGGCTCAAGATGAGTTACCAGCCAATGCTATGCAAAAGGCATTGAAGGAACTGCGTCAGCGATGGGAAAAGCGCTTCGAGGAGATGGCGCCCAAGCTGGCTGAGTATTTTGCCAAGGATGTCTCACAGCGTTCGGACGCATCGTTAAAGCGCATTCTTAAACAAGGCGGAATGTCGGTCAAGTTCAAATCGACTAGAGCACAAAAGGATGTAATGGCCGCTGCGGTTCATGAGAACGTATCGCTTATCAAGTCAATTCCGCAGCGACACCTCGATGAGGTTGAAGGTTTGGTAATGCGCTCGGTGCAGCGTGGCCGAGCGCTGGGCGAGTTATCAAAAGAACTGCAGCAGAGATTTGGTGCTACCAAGCGCCGCGCAGCTTTGATTGCCAGGGATCAGAACAACAAGGTGAGCGGGACGTTGCGGGATGTCAGGCAGCTCGAACTCGGCATTAAAGAGGCTATCTGGATTCATTCGGGCGGCGGCAAGGAGCCTCGTCCTACGCACATTCGTAACAACGGCCAAAAATACGACATTGCGAAGGGCTGGTATGATCCAGCTGAGAAAAAGTTTATTCGTCCTGGAGAGCTTATAAACTGTAAGTGTGTGTCTAGGCCGGTAATTGCTGGGTTCAGTTGATGGCGCTGTATTTTCGTGGTGGAAGTTTCATTGTTAATGCTTGGACACCAGCTTCTCTAGGTTCAGCTTTGAAGGCGTGGTACAAGGCTGATGCGGGGGTTTACAGTGATGCCGGTGTAACGCCGGCTGTAAATAATATTCCGGTTTATCAATGGAATGATCAGAGCGGTAATGGGTACCATTTACAGCAAGCGACCATTGGTCGGCAGCCAACATATTTAACCGGAATTTTGAATAGTCTTCCGGTGTTGGATATGAATAACGCAAGTGATTCTCAAAGTATGATGACAACAGGACAGCCGTTTACACTGAGTGGTATGACATTATCTGGATTTATTCTCTATAGATTTACAGGACTAGGCGGTCAGACTAATTGTCGTATTTTAGGGATATCGACTCCTGGATCAGGTGACATTGGTAGTGATACAGCGATTTTTGATTACTTTCCCGGTTCGAGTTTGGTTGCGCCTACTACGTATAATAATGGCACAAAGAGTTCCGGCACGATAATAAGTGGAAGCTGGAATCAGATAGGCTCGATTTTTGATGGAGTTAACAATACAATGTATATTGCAAATTCCGCACAAACACCGGTTGCCTCAGCAAATACATTCGCCGCATCAGTAGATATAGACATGTGGGCTAATTCCAGCGGATCAGCTTCAGGAATAGGACAGGTAGCCGAGATCATCATTACGAACACGGCATTGAGTTTAATTGATCGTGGTAATCTTGCGACATATCTAACCAACAAGTGGGGAATTTGATGTTGATTGATGACAACGGTATCTCATGTTTTATTGATGATCTTGGGGTGAATTGTTGGATAGATGACCTTGGACAAACTCTATGCTGTCCACCTGTGCATGGAAAGAAGCCTAAAAAGTGACAACAAATGTAGCCGCTTTATCAGTAACAGCATCCGGCTCAACGACTTCTAGAATGTTGGGGGATAGGTTTATTGATGTTGTAAATGTCAAGGATTTTGGTGCAAAGGGCGACGGTAGCACTGACGATACCGCGGCTATTCAAGCCGCTATCAATGCGGCGTTTGGTCCATTGTCCTCACCACACGGGCAGGGCAATCCATTTTTAAACAAACCGTTGTATTTTCCAGCTGGTAATTATGTCATCTCATCTCCTCTTTATTTAAAAAATATTCTCGGTGGCCATATTTACGGCGCTGGTGATGGGTCAACGCAAATCTTTTATGTTGGAACAGGAGCAGAGGGCAATTCATTTAGCTCCGAATATCCACAATTTACGCCAGTGTTTATGATCGATGGTGTCGCCTATACGGTCTTTGAAGGAATTTCATTAGGTTGTTCTCAGAGTTCAGCGCCGAGCACGCTTACTCTTACGACATCTGCTTCCACGATATCGGGTACCACACTAACATTCAGTTCTGTCCCAGTTACCGTGAAAGCAGGGATGCAGGTCTATGATAAGACTAGTCCGAATGCAATTAGCGCCTACGTTCTAAGCACCACACCAACGACAGTGACGTTGTCGAGCGCTGTGGTGTCTACTGTTGGCAACGGTGATACAATCATTTTTGTTTCAAGCCGTATGGGTTTTTATGTATATCAAAGTGGCTCGAATGGGAGCACGAGTGGAATTACATTTCGTAATATGAATATCTCGGCTTTTGGAACAGGTATATTTGCTGGTGGACAGACCACGGCAAATTGCGAGAATTGTTCTGTTGAGGATTGCCAATTTAATTTGTGCATCTATGCAGCAATACGTTTGGTAGGATTTAACACACTTAACTGGCAGGTTATTGGTGGAGGGACATCCCAGTGTGGGACTGTTTCGACATTTGTTTCAAACAGCATTCAAGGGAATGGGTCGGCGGCTTATTCTGTTGAGACAGGTGGGATTACCGCTATTGTAAATATGTCATGTAGCAATGGGACCGACGGCATTGATATTTATCAGGCTGGTTCGCAGATTACGACAGTATTGGGTGGCAGGTCTGAGAGCTTCACTTCTATAATTTGTAATGGTGCCGCGATAGAATGTATTGGATGGCAATGGGGGCCAACTCTTGCGGATGGACAAAATTGCAATGTGCTTGATTTGACATTTAGCGGTGAAGCTAATCTGTCTAATTGTCAGTTTGGTCCCAATTTCACGGGCTCCGGTACGCGACTGCTTGCGGCTCTGGGAAATCAGGGTGTGTTGACCTTAGAGAATCACTCTTTTACTTCTAATGCTAGTCAGTTGGCGTTGAGTGGTGCCAGCAATTCCAGGTTCTATGTTAGAGGCGCCTATGTTAATTTTGGAGGATCAAATCCGACCGACGCGACGCTATTTGGATCATATACCGGAAAGGTTATAGAATATGAGCCGGTGAAACTCACAACTGTTGGGAATCTTCCTGCAGCTAATGCGAAATTTGATGGTTTGCGGGGTTTTGTTATTGATTCAAACGTTACTGCATCAGGCAACTTTGGCGCGGCGGTCGCGGCAGGAGCATCTAATCATGTACCAGTGTATTGCGATGGTGGTACGCC